TAGACAAATATGTTGGCAGGTGTTTGGACGTGGGTTCGACTCCCACCGGCTCCATATATATTTTGCATTCTTTCGCAAACCTTTCTAAAACGTTGTTAAATCAACGTTTTTATTTTTATCTTTTTTATTGTTTAGCATTCTTTTTCAAAAAAAGGATACAACAAAGGATACAACATTTTGCTGTATCCTAGAAATCAATATAATTCGCAAAGCGTTCTCCGATATCGTCCTTAGCTTGCTTGGTTATGTGCGTGTATACGTTCATAGTCGTTTTAAGATCTGAGTGACCGAGCCTATACTGGACTTGTTTCAAGGTCATTCCTGCATCAAAACATAGACTGGCATGCGTGTGTCTGAAACCGTGGATTTTAATTGGTCGTAGGTCGCTATCTTTCAAGATTGTAAGCAACCATTTTCTTGGTAGACTAGCTGGCATTGGCTTACCAAACTCAGTTTCGAAAATGTATCTTGTATCTGGATTGTGTTCTCTCCATTCTTGCAAGATATCTTTTGTCTTTTCGTCTAGGCTGATCAGTCGCATGCTACTTACTGTTTTTGTACGACCTATTTTCTCGCCCTCAAATCCTCTTGTAATGGATTTGTTTATGTTCAGAGTGTTATTATCGGTCCAGTCAGCCCATTCAAGGGCTAAAATCTCCCCTTTACGCGCCCCTGTAAAGGCTAAAATACGAAAGAGGACTATCTTTTCCAAATCTTCGGTCTGAGCGACCAATTTTAAGAAAGTTTGAAGCTCGTCTTTGTTGTAAAAGTCGCTCTTTTCGTTCGATTTCTTCCGGATAGTCGTAACCACACTATCAACTGGATTTGTATCCAGGTATTCATGTCTGATCGCATACTTAAAGATATTGTTCATAAGGCCTTTTAGCTTTCGTCCATAGACTAATTTTCTCGACCATTCGTTAACTTGCTCTTGCATTTGGAGAGGAGTGATAGAGGCTATCTTCCTATCGCCTAAAACTGGATAGATATGATTTTGGAAGTTCCTGGTAGTCTTCAGATAAGTGCTTTCTTGCACGGTCTCGTTGTACTCTTCAAGCCATTCCTCAGCTATCTCTCTGACTGTTATATTCTTCCTGATCTGCTCAGCATTATCTATATCATTTTGCAGTTGTAAGAGTGCTGCACGAGCTTTCGCCTTGGTTTCAAATCCTTTTTTTCTAGCATATTGGCTCTTTCCGTTCTTTTTGCCAAGATACACCGTGAATCCGTATGCTGTATCTCCGTTTTTCTTTTTGTAAGACTCAATTTTCATTGATTTTTACCTCATTTCTTGATAAAATGGGTATAGTAAAGAGGGCCATTTAATGCCTTTTACTATACATGATTTCCTCACACTCTCCTCGACCAAATTTTGAGTGTGGGGATTTTTTGTTACTTCAACAACGAAAAAATAAAGTGTAGAAGCGGTATCAATACAAATAGTGACATAATCAGACACCCGATTCCTCCAATGACACCCCCACATCCTTGTAGTGCTTGGCCGCAACCTTGCAAAGTTTCTCCGGTTTTGGTAAACCCACTATTTTCTACATGACTTTCAAATGAATGAAAAATCGATTTTATTTCATCTGGATTATATCGTGTTCCACATTTTAGACAGCGATCGGTATGATAGGTTAATAAGAACGTTTTGTTACAATGTGGACAAGTATACTTTAATTTCGTATTTTCTAAATCCATCTCAATTCTCCTCTTAATTTAATAACGCTTGATATTCTTCCATGACCATAACTTCATCAGTAGTGGTTTTTAAATTGTACTTTTCCATAAAATGGACATAGTTAAATTCAGATACATCATCCATGGTTTTTAACTCTTCTTCCAAAAGATAATGGATCATATTTCGGTCTGCCTGAAGTTCGCACATCTCTCTATTGAGATTATATTGGTATTGTGAATGCTCTTTGTGGCCAAGTTCGTGTAGGGCTACTTGTTTTTGGTCTTGCTCTGATAGATTGATATCAATAGCAAGAAGCTTCAATGTTGGATTGAAGAATCCTGGACTATGCCAGCCTGTTCCATCAAAGTAGCATAGATTCACACCCTCCTGGGCGCAAAGCTCTCTTACAGTCATAAATGCACCTCTATTTATTTTTTAAGTGTGCCTCCAAGACCGCTGTAATAAAATCTATATCTTCTTCAGAAAGTGGCTTACCATCGAATAACATAGATTGCGCAGCAATGTCTCTGAGGTCTAATGGTGCAGAAGCATCACCATCTTTCGCAATGTTAGGATTTTCCGTCCGTCCAAGCAGATAGTCCGTGGACACGTTGAAGTAGTCAGCGATTTCTTGTAGGCGGTCAGAGTTTGGGGTTTTCGTTTTTAAAGTATAGAAATAATTGGTACTATAACCTAGACTTTCTTCTAACTTTGCTAAAGAAATCCCTCTACTTTTTGCTAATTCTTTAATTTTTTCTAGCGTCGAAAACATTGACACATCAACCTTTCTAAGACGTCACAAAAAATATTCTAAAAAATCTAGAAAAAAGTATTGACATAAACTAGAAAAAAGTATAGAATAGTTTTTGTAAGTAAGTTACAACTAAAAAAACAACTAAAAAATAAATCATAAAAAAATGTTTTGGCGAACGTTATTTGTGGATTTATTAGTGTTTTTATTATGCTTTTATTTTAGACTTTATTATAGAGTTTGTCAAGCGATAACACAAAAAAGTTTAATTTTTAGTTGTTCCTTATTTACATAAATTGTAAAAAGGAGGAACGTATATGCCAGATATCGCAAACGGTCGTGAGAAAGTTAATGCTTTTTTGAAGGACAAGGGCATTAAAAAAACAACTCTAGCGGTTGCTTATGGCTTTAAACGACAGGAAGTGACAAATATTCTTAGTGGAACGACAAAAGGTCCACGAGCGAACAGTTTTATTCTTCAAGTTATTGAAGATTATGGAATTGAATAGGAGGACGGTATGAATGAACTAGAAAGAACAGCCCTCAATGAAATACTGAGGACTGTGACATATACAGTAACATTTACTTCAGCATTGCTCCAGTTACCATATTTCGCTTTCATCAACATAATAGCTTCTCCAATCGTTTTTATTTTATTATACCAAATTTAGAAAGGAATTAGAGAGTGAGCGAAGTAACATTGTCAGAAAATCTTAGTCGGATTGATCTAGAAGTCAAACGATTTCTAACTGTTCCTTTAAGATTAAAAATTTTACGAGAATGTTTGTTGTATCTATTCTTCAAAATGGCCAATGATGCGGCAGACATAACAGTAGAAAAATCAACCGTACATTCTAGCGATGAAATGAGCAAGACAGTCTATACAGTTACTGTATGCGACTAAATAAAAAGCACCTAACGAAGTCAGGCGCTCAACAAAATTATTCAATGAAATTATATCACAGAAAGAGAGGAAATTGCAAATGGCTTTGGAATTATTCGGTGAAGATTTCAAAAACGAACTATTTCAGGATCTTGTGAAGCTTAACGTCGAAGCTTTAAAAGAAGCTAAAAGACAAGTCTCAAGGCAGATTAGCATGGTGCCAATTAAGGAAGTCATGGAAGCCACTGGATGGGGCAGAAAGCGCATCGAGGATTTTCGAGATCAAGGAAAGTTCAGCTATCAACAGAATGTAAAGGGTGGTAAATACTTGTACGACTTGAACGATGTACTACGATTTCAAAGCCAGTTAGCAAAGAGAGGATAACATGAACCTACTAGCAAAAATTATGAACTACTTTTCGGAAGAGGTCGAAGAAACCAATCTTGACTGGAGAGTAGTCGCTCTGGATCTCAATCAATCACTGATTGAAACACAAGAAAAACTTCAAGAAGCGAATCAGCGAATTGCTGATCAAGACAAAATTATCAAAACTTACAAGGAGAAGTATAATGTTTGAACCGTCATTAACAAGTCAACTCTTGGGAGTTGGTGCATTGCTAATCGGATTTCTTGGAGCAGGAATCCACGTTCACAATCGAGAAGAACGATTGTGGAAAGAAAAGAAAATGCAACAGCAGTATGATGCAGACATCATCCGAACAAGTCAAGAAGCTTTTGCGAAAGGTCGTAAAGCAGAACGCGAAGCAATTCGCGAGAATATCCGCAGACCATTCGCAGGGTTCACATTTGACAACGAGCGACCAGAGGGCTTGAAACCTGAATTGGTTGGCTTGCCTGCGCCGAAATAAAAAAGGAGTAACAAATGGTAACAATCAACAAACTAGAAATCGAAAATGTCAAGCGCGTTAAAGCGGTCAAATTAGAGCCGTCAGCGACTGGTTTGACAATCGTGGGTGGAAATAACAACCAAGGAAAAACAAGCGTGCTGGACGCGATTGCTTGGGCGCTGGGAGGCAACAAGTACAAGCCTAGCCAAGCACAACGAGAAGGAAGTACAATCCCGCCTAGTCTTAAAATCACGCTATCAAATGGCTTGATTGTGGAGCGTAGTGGTAAGAACAGCACTCTCAAAGTGATTGACCCAAGTGGCAACAAGGCTGGTCAAAACTTGCTGGATAGCTTCGTTGAGGAGTTGGCTATCAACTTGCCCAAATTTATGGAGCAGACCAGCAAAGAGAAAGCTAAGACATTGCTGCAAATTATCGGAGTTGGTCCGCAATTGGCCGAACTTGAAATGCAGGAAAAAGCCAAATATGACGAGCGCCATGCAATCGGTGTGATTGCTGACCAAAAAGAAAAGTTTGCAAAAGAACAACCGTACTATCCAGATGCACCAAAAGAATTGGTCTCTATCGCTGAGCTTATCCAACAACAACAAGCTATTCTTGCTAAGAATGGCGAGAACGCTCGCAAGCGCCAGAACTTGGTAGTTATCCAAAATCAACACGCTTCAGTAATTGCAGAAGTGGAACGGCTGGAACAATTGCTGGCTGATGCGAGAACAAAAGAAGAGCAATTGGCTCAGGACTTGGCTATTGCAAATACTGACGCAATGGATCTTATCGATGAGTCGACTGAAGAAATCGAACAGAACATCGCAGAGATTGACGAAATCAATCGTAAAGTGCGTGCTAATCTGGACAAGGATAAAGCAGAAGAAGATGCTAAGGGATATCGTGAGCAATACAAAGAGCTTGACAGTGTGATTGCAGACATTCGCAAGCAAAAGACAGACTTGCTTACTAACGCAGACTTACCGCTGCCGGGCTTGTCCGTGGATGATGGAGAATTGCTCTATCTTGGCCAGAGATGGGACAACATGTCTGGTAGCCAACAACTGCAAGTGGCGACTGCAATCGTGCGCAAATTGAAGCCAGAATGTGGATTTGTCTTGATTGACAAGCTGGAGCAAATGGATCAGCAGACCTTGCAAGAATTTGGCGCATGGCTAGAACAAGAAGGTTTGCAAGCAATCGCGACACGGGTATCAACGGGAGATGAATGTAGCATCCTGATAACCGATGGTTACTCGGAAGTAAATCCTAATTATAGTAAAAATAGTACACTTGCAACATGGAAGGGTGGTTTTTGATGGGACAATTTATTGATCTAAAAAATAAAAAGTTTGGCAAATTAACTGTCATAGAAAGAGCTCCTGCTAGTGATGAAAAAGAGGCTATGTGGAAATGCCAATGTGATTGCGGGAATATAGTTGTGACACGAGGTTCGTCATTACGTTGTGGGGCTTCAAAAACCTGTGGATGCTCTCGTATTGAATGGTCTCAAACTGGCAATGCAAAAAGGACACATGGTTCTACCGGTGAACGTTTATATCGTGTTTGGGTAGGAATGCGTCAAAGATGCTATTTAAAAACTCACAACAGATACCAGAGATATGGCGGTCGAGGTATTAGAGTCTGTCCTGAATGGGAAGATTATACTATTTTCAAAACATGGGCAATGTCTAATGGCTATAATCCTAACGCAAAAAGAGGAACTTGCACTATCGACCGTATAGATGTTAACGGCAACTATGAACCATCTAATTGTAGATGGGTGGATGCTAAAACTCAAGCACAAAATAAGGAGAAAATCTAAATGCAAATTACAAGAGGGAAACGGGCGCGAGCTCAAAAGGTAGTTATCTACGGACCGGAAGGAATTGGAAAGTCTAGCTTTGCGAGTCAATTCCCAGACCCCGTATTTATCGATACGGAAGGTTCGACAGATAACATGGATGTGGCACGACTCGACAAACCGACCAGCTGGACCATGCTTATCAATGAGATTGCTTTTATCAAGGCAAACCCAACAGAGTGTGGGACGCTCGTCATTGATACGATTGACTGGGCAGAAGCTTTGGCAGTTAATTACATCTGTTCGCAACATGGTAAGCAAGGGATTGAGGATTTTGGCTGGGGCAAAGGCTACACCTATGTCCAAGAAGAAATGGGACGTTTCTTGAATAGCTTGTCTGATTTGGTTGATATGGGGATCAACGTGGTATTGACTGCGCACGCTCAAATCAAGAAATTTGAACAGCCAGACGAAATGGGGTCTTATGACCGTTACGAGTTGAAACTTGGTCAAAAGACAGGATCTAAAACGGCACCGCTTGTAAAAGAATGGGCAGACATGGTTCTATTTGCAAACTACAAAACTTTAGTCATGACGGCTGATAATGGCAAGAAGAAAGCCCAAGGCGGTGAACGTGTAATGTATACCAATCACCGACCGGCTTGGGATGCCAAAAATCGCCATGAATTGCCAGATGAATTGCCATTCAATTACGCAGGAATCGCTCATATCTTTGCTAGTCAGCAAGTACAACCTATTCCACCACAACCTCAAGCGGTCACTCCAGCACCTCAGCAGACCACACAGCAATCTCCTGAACAAGTCCAAGAGGAATTACCTCTCGATATGTCGACGGTTGCCGAAGTACCTCAAAATGAAGCTCCTAACGAGCCAGAGAGTGCTACCGATTCATATCACGCAAGCTTACCAAAGAGTTTGACTGACCTTATGGCTCAAGAAAATGTGACAGAAGAAGAGCTTCAAAAAGTCGCTTACATTCGTGGGCACTTCCCGTTAGGAACGCCAATCGAAAACTTCCCGCCTGATTATTGGGATATGATTGTTGCACACTGGCAGGCGACTATGGAAGTTATTCAAAATCAAGTACGAGCAGACCCTGAACTGCCCTTCACGATGTAGATTCTGGGAGTTAGAAATCATAGCAAAATATAATAAAAATTTTAGAAACAAGAGGAAAACAACATGACACAACAACAATACAATAACTTTGATCACGAAATCGGCTGGGAAGATACTATCGAAAAAGACTCGGATCGTGTCCTACTGCCTGAAGGCCTATACAATTTTACAGTTAAAAGCTACGAGCGTGGACGTCACACACCAAACCCACAGAACCCAGGTAAATTGCCAGCATGTAATAAAGCAACTGTTCACATCCAAATCGTAGCTAACGAAGGCGAAACTGAACTGCGCCACAATCTGTTTCTGCACAGCTCAACTGAAGGAATGTTATCTGCTTTCTTTGCTGCGATTGGTCAAAAACGTAAAGGTGAACCGCTTCGTATGGATTGGAACGCTATCGTAGGAAAAACTGGTGTATGTAAGGTCGGAGTTCGCGAGTACAATGGCAATAAGTACAACGAAGTTAAAGGTATGATCTACGCTGAAGATGTTGACTACACAAAAGTATTGAACCAACAAGTAGGACAAGCTACACAAGCAAGCTACCAGCAACCACAACAGCCGAATTTTGCACAACAACCACAAGGACAAGCTGGATACCAAGCTGGGCAATTCTAGGAGGTAAGGGATGCAATTAAGACCTTATCAACAGGAAGCACGGGAAGCTGTTCAAGCTGAATGGGCTAAAGGTCGCAAGCGCACGCTCTTAGTATTGCCAACAGGTTGTGGAAAGACAATCGTCTTCTCCAAAATCATTGAAGACCAAGTGAAAGAGGGCAAGCGTGTGCTTGTCCTTGCTCATAGGTCAGAGCTTTTAGAGCAGGCTAGCGACAAGCTCAAGACTGCGACAGGACTCGGCACGGCCTTAGAAAAAGCTGAGAATACCTCTATCGGTTCATGGTATCGTGTTGTAGTTGGTTCTGTTCAGACGATGCAGAGAGAGAAGCGACTTAGTCAATTTCCTCCTGACTGGTTCGATACGATTGTGGTTGACGAAGCTCATCACGCTATTTCAGACGGTTATCAGCGTGTCCTTGGTTATTTTGAACAGTCAAATGTACTAGGAGTAACTGCTACACCAGACCGTGGAGACATGAAGAACCTCGGCTCTTACTTCGATAGTTTAGCTTATGAGTATTCGCTGGTCCAAGCTATTCAAGAAGGGTACTTATCAAAAATCAAAGCCTTGACGATACCGCTCAGCTTGGATTTATCAAATGTCAGTATGTCAGCTGGCGATTTCAAAGCGAGCGATGTTGGAACGGCGCTAGATCCTTATCTGGAGCAGATAGCAGACGAAATGGTCAAGCAATGTGCTGACCGCAAGACAGTTGTATTCTTGCCTTTGGTCAAAACTTCGCAAAAGTTTCGAGATATTCTTAATTCAAAAGGTTTTAAAGCTGCTGAAGTCAATGGAGAGTCCAAGGACCGCGCCGAAGTCTTAGAAGATTTCGAGAAGGACCGCTACAATGTTCTTTGTAATTCAATGTTATTGACAGAGGGCTGGGATTGTCCATCAGTAGACTGCGTAGTGGTGCTAAGACCTACTAAAGTGCGGGCGCTCTATTCTCAGATGGTAGGGCGTGGGACTCGCTTGCATCCGAGCAAGGAAGAACTGCTCTTACTAGACTTTCTCTGGCATACAGAACGCCATGAACTCTGTCGGCCTGCTCACTTAATCTGCGAGACTCCAGAAGTTGCTCAGAAAATGGTTGAGAATATGGAAGAGCAGACAGGTGTCGTGCTTGATCTTGAAGATATGGAAGTAAAAGCGGCTGAGGATGTCGTTGCTCAACGTGAAGAAGCCTTGGCCAAGCAACTCGCAGAAATGCGCAAACGCAAGCGCAAGCTAGTCGATCCGTTGCAATTTGAAATGTCTATCCATGCTGAAGACTTGTCGAGTTATGTCCCAAGCTTCGGTTATGAAATGGCGCCACCTTCAGAAAAACAAATCAAAGCGCTTGAGAAATACGGTATCTTTGCTGACGAAATTGGAAATGCAGGAAAGGCTGCATTATATTTAGACAGATTGCACAAGCGACAATCAGAAGGCCTGACCACACCAAAACAAATTCGATTCTTAGAAGGTCGAGGTTTCAAAGATGTTGGCATGTGGCAATTTGACCAAGCGAGAAATATGATTGATCGTATCGCAGCAAACGGATGGAGATTACCTGTAGGCGTGCGACCAGCTGAATATGTACCGGGGTGATGTATGGAACTAAATACAATCTACAACGAAGATTGCTTGGCCGGTATGCAAAAAATCCCTGACAAGTCAATTGACATGATATTGTGTGATTTACCTTATGGCACGACTCGAAATAGCTGGGACAGTGTACTGCCGTTTAATAAGCTTTGGGAACAATATGAACGAATTATCAAAGATAATGGCGCGATTGTACTGACTGCTCAAACTCCGTTTGATAAAGCGTTAGGAGTGAGCAAGCCAGAATTGTTGCGTTATGAATGGATTTGGGAGAAATCCAATGCAACAGGACACTTGAACGCCAATCGAATGCCGTTAAAGTCGCATGAGAACATTCTTGTGTTCTATAAAGAATTGCCAGTGTACAATCCGCAGTTTACTTACGGAAAACCGTACAAGGCAATCTGTAGTATGCATAGCATTAACTATGGAAAGCAAAAGGATAATATCGAAACTGTGAACGACGGCTATCGTTTTCCCAGAAGTGTATTGTTTTTTAATAACGAAAAAGACAATTTTCACCCGACACAAAAGCCGGTTGAATTGTTTGAGTACTTGATAAAGACATATACAAATGAGGGGGGAGTGGTGTTGGATAACTGTATGGGCAGCGGAACTACTGCAATAGCCTGTATTAATACCAACCGCAACTATATTGGCTTTGAAATTGATGAAGAATACTATCGCAAATCCATGGATAGAATCAACAGCCATGTGTCGCAGATGACATTATTTTAGAAAAAAAGGAGAAAACAGTGGCAGAGAATGATTTTAATTTGTTACCGTTGCTGGATTATATCAATCCTGCCACGGTAGACTACCAGACTTGGGTAAATGTGGGCATGGCCTTAAAACACGAGGGCTACACGGCATCCGACTGGGACAACTGGTCACAAAATGATAGCCGGTACAAGAAATTCGAGTGTTTCAAGAAATGGGATACCTTCAACGAGGAAGCAGGAACTATCGTGACGGGTGCGACTATTACCCAACTCGCTAAAGAAAACGGCTGGGTGTCGCAATATGGCTATGATAGTGAGAATGCGCATGAGTTAGGCTGGACAGATACAATCGACCGCGACTATCGTGTCATCGATAAGGACTGGATTGAAGGAAAGGAAATCCACGAGCCGACAGTTTGGAATCCTGTTCAGGAAATTATCAAGTACCTTGAAACACTTTTTGAAGCTGGTGAAAATGTCGGTTATGTGACCAAATGCTATCCAAAGACTGACGACGAAACTGGTGAGATTGTCAAATGGCTGCCAACAAAGGGAGCTTACGACCGTACAGCTGGTGAGTTGATTCAGCTCTTGCAAGAATGTAATGGAGATATTGGAGCTGTCCTTGGTGACTATCACGAAGAAGCTGGCGCATGGGTGCGATTCAATCCCGTGGATGGAAAGGGCGCTAAAAATGAAAATGTGACAGATTTCAGATACGCCTTGGTCGAATCAGACAGTATGCCGATTGAAAAACAAAATGCCATTTATAAAGAACTTGAATTGCCGATTGTAGCCTTGGTTCATAGTGGGAACAAGTCCCTACACGCTATCGTCAAAGTAGATGCCAAGAATTATGAGGAATACCGTAACCGCGTTGATTATCTTTATAAAATTTGTCAGAAGAACGGAATCATAGTTGATACTCAAAATAAAAATCCAAGCAGGCTATCACGCATGCCGGGATTTATCCGAAATGGGCAGAAGCAATTTTTGGTAGATACTAATATTGGTAAGGTCGATTGGGACGAGTGGTACCAGTACATCGAAGACTTGAACGATGATTTACCTGATCCAGAATCACTTTCGGACAGCTGGGATAACTTGCCCGAGTTGGCGCCTGAGTTGATTAAAGGCGTCCTTCGTCAAGGTCATAAGATGTTGATTGCTGGACCATCAAAAGCCGGTAAGTCATTTGCCTTAATTGAGATGTCGATTGCGATTGCAGAGGGTAAAAAGTGGCTTGGTTGGGATTGTACGCAGGGGCGTGTCCTCTATGTCAATTTGGAGCTAGACCGTCCGTCTGCCTTGCATCGTTTCCGTGATGTCTATCAAGCCATGGAATTGCCACCACAGAATATCAGTAACATTGATATCTGGAATCTCCGTGGAAAAACTGTACCAATGGATAAGCTGGCGCCTAAGCTCATCCGCAGGGCGCTGAAGAAGAATTACATCGCAGTTATCATCGACCCGATTTACAAGGTTTTAACTGGTGACGAAAACAGTGCGGACCAGATGGCGCACTTCACGAACCAATTCGACAAGGTAGCGACAGAGCTAGGTTCTAGTGTTATCTACTGTCATCACCACTCAAAAGGTTCTCAAGGTGGCAAGAAGTCCATGGACCGCGCTAGTGGTTCCGGTGTATTCGCTCGGGATCCTGACGCGCTTATTGACCTAGTTGAGCTGGAAGTGTCAGAGGAATTGCTGACACAGCGCCTGAATCAGGCAGCGTGCGAAGTGTACAAACAGGCCTTGCAAGAGCGAAATAATGCCTATTATCAGCAAAATGTCGGGCTAGACGACCTCTTGAGTCCTGCGCAGATGCGGACACACTTTGAGAAAGGCATTCCTGATGTCATGGCTCGGGCGCCGTATGCAGACAAACTCGAAGAAGCTCGCAATAAGATTCAGATAGCAACTGCGTGGCGCGTTGAGGGTACGCTTCGAGAGTTTGCCAAGTTCAAGCCAGTCAACATGTGGTTCAGTTATCCAGTGCACACGTTGGATGAATCAGGAGTGCTGGCTGATATTAAGCTGGACGATGATAAACCAGGGTGGATGAAAGCTAAAGAAACTCGCAAAAAGAACGCAAAGGAAGACAAAAAGCAAAAGCTGATAGAGTTTGACGAAGCAATCGAAAACGCGAATTTCGGCGAGCCGCCCTCAAAAGAAGAGGTAGCTGAATATTTAGGAGTGTCTATAAAAACTGTCGAAAGACGGTTAAAAACATCAAAAAAATATTGGCTCGATAAAAATACGCTCACTATTTTAAATAAAGAAAATGCGACAGAACCGTAAAATACCGTTTGTGTCAAAAAAACGACAACACCATAATTTATGGTTGTGTCTTTGTCTCAAAAAGGACAGACAAGACCATAAAAACGTGGTCGTGTCGAACGACAAGCACCTATATATTATATATATAGATAATGTCCTGTCGTCCATCATGTCCATACCTGTATAGACAGGGTTGCTTAAAACGCACCCTGTCATATACAAGGGTCATGGACTAAGCGCGAAAATAAAAAAAGAAAAGGAGTGCATTTATAAAAATGTCTATTGAATTCTTTTTACCGATGCAAAAAATTCCAACAACGACTCACCAACAAAAAAAGGTAAACGTGAGATTTGGTAAGCCAATCTTTTATGAGCCAGATGATCTAAAAAATGCCAGAGCGAAATTTGAGAGCTTGCTCGCACAGCATGTGCCTCCTGATAAATTTAAAGGAGCTGTTCGGCTGACAGTCAAGTGGTGTTTTCCTCGTATCAAAAAAAGTTACGATGGCCAGTACAAGACCACGAAGCCAGATACGGACAATCTGCAGAAGTTACTCAAAGATTGCATGACGAAACTTTGCTACTGGAAAGATGATGCACAAGTGGCCAGCGAGATTGTCGAAAAGTTCTGGGCGGATACAGTCGGAATCTATATCAAGATTGAGGAATTGCCATGAAGATTGACTACATCGATTTTTTTAGCAGAGTCATTCCGAAATGGATGGCGCGCAGCAATCAGAAGAGCCAAGAGGTCGGTTTTGGATCGGACGTTTATTGGTTATGGGCGGTGTCGTCAATCGGAGAAATTTGCAAACAATACAATGATGATGATCTAGTGACAGAGCAATTCGGTCTACTCTTTAACTGGTTAGAAAAACAAGCAGGTTAAACAATGAAATACAACAAACAAATAATGATTGACGGGTTGAAGCGGTCAATCGAGCAAGCGGAGCAGGAAATCGAGAAGTATTCGAAGCCTTGCAATAAACGAGTTGCACAAGGGCGTACTGCTCACCGTGAATTTTTGAAGAAAAAATTAAAGAAAATGAAATTGCAGTTGGAGGAATTGGAAGATGAATAAGCAGGAATTGATTGAACGGATAGAAGGTTTAAAAAATATTTTCGGGAATAAATGTGAATACGTCAAAATAGACTTTATGATAGAACTCGTTTCTGAATTAGACGAACCCAAAACAGGTCACGCAGACGAAGCGCCTCGCTATGTAAAGAACGTACTAGCACGATTGCGAGAATTGCCATTGCATGACAGAGAGGTTTGGCTAAAGGCTATCATGGGTGAATTTGAACAGGACTTCAGTCATGCAAAATGGCGTGAGGGCTACGAGCAAGGAAAACTTGAGGGAGCATGGGTTGGTAATCAATTGAAGGATGCTGATAAGATTCGGCAAGAATTGAACAAACCAGTCGTACCTCAGTTTGTGGCGGATTATATTGATATCTCACAATTTTATGTACGTACTCTACATTATGCACTTGAGAACTCACCAGAAAAAGTCAATTTGTGGCTTTGCGAAAATGAATTAAATCGACAAAATATTTTCGCCCGCGCTTGGCTGGACGGCTACGAGGTTGAGGAAGAGGAAGAGAAGCGGTATCGAGCGAAGGTGAAAGGTATGAATTCTATGAATGGTTATTTAGCCCGTAACAAAAACCTTGGTACTTGGTATTTTGGTATAAGTGGTAATGATAAAAATCATTGCACAAACCACACCCAAAAAGAACTAGAAGATGCTGGCTTCGGCTGGGTGTTCGATTGTGAGGGTATTGAAGTCGAGGAGGTGGAGTGATGAGAGTGTTCATGGAGTTCGTTGACGACGAAGAAAAGCTGGCGGTGGAGAAACTCAATGAATATATTGAAAAAGCCAAAATAGCAACAAGTGGCAAGGCGAAAGTAAAAGTTATAGGTTATCAAGTCGCACGTTACGAACAATTAAACAAAGAAAGAACTTACATTCTTGTTGAGGAGGTAATAGATTGAAACGTTTTATCGCAATCTGGATTCTTGTAATTGCCGGAATGAACATCTGGCAGTCGAACAGGATTGCAGAACTAGAAAAAAATAAGCCGATGGTTGTCTATAAAGCTGACAACCAAGGCGCTGAGATATTTGGTAAGGTCGTCGAGAAAGGACGACATGGCAAGCTATACACACTTACGATTCGTGATTACGGTGTGTTCGTAGTTACGAAGGAAGTCTACGAAAAGGTGAAAGTTGGAGATGAGGTGAGAATTTGAAATTTCTAGATCTGTTCGCAGGCATCGGTGGCTTTCGTCTTGGGATGGAGTCAGCTGGCCATGAATGTATAGGATTTTGCGAAATAGACAAATTTGCAAGAGCTAGTTATAAAGCGATACATAAAACAGAAGGAGAAATAGAGTTACATGATGCAACAGGAATCACAAAGAAAGAAATCAAAGCAATCGGACAAGTCGATGTTATCTGCGCAGGATTTCCGTGTCAGCCTTTCAGCGTTGCTGGGACAAGACGAGGTTTTGAAGACACAAATGGAACTCTCTTCTTTGAAATCGCAAGGTTCGCTTCCGTTCTCAAACCTAAGTATCTATTCCTCGAGAACGTCAAGGGGCTTATTAGCCATGATAAAGGGTATACCTTTGAGACAATCATCGGATCGTTGGATGAATTGGGGTATGATGTCGAATGGCAAGTGCTTAACAGCAAAGATTTTGGAGTACCACAAAACAGAGAAAGGTGCTACATTGTCGGACATCTTAGAGGAACAAGTGGAAGAAAAATATTTCCTATCGCTGAAACAAGATCAGATAAATCAATTATGCAACTAGGAAATATCAAAAAAACCGAAAGTTTTGGTGGAAATCCTCAATGCGGAAGAATTTACAGCATAGACGGATTAGCGCCTTGCCTAAATACGATGCAAGGTGGACAAAGAGAACCCAAAATCCTTATTGACGGTAAGGTACGCAAACTAACACCTCGTGAGTGTTGGAGGTTACAAGGTTTTCCAGACTGGGCATTTGACAAGGCTCAAGAGGTCAACTCTAACAGTCAATTATACAAGCAAGCAGGCAATAGCGTGACAGTCAATGTTATCGCTGCAATAGCAAAGGAGCTTTAGGAGAAAAACAATGAACAACACAGAATTAGAAAATAAGGTTCAACAATGGTTTGTTGAACGAAACTTGCATGAAGCAAATCCAGTCAAGCAGTTCTTGAAGCTCATGGAAGAGTCAGGAGAATTGTTTGAGGGTATCGCAAAGGACAAATCTGAACTGATTTATGATGCACTTGGTGATATTCAAGTCGTATTGATTGGGCTTGAGCAACAAATCAAGAACGGTGCTCAGATTTTAGCAGATCAACAGGAACTTGAATTATTGCTGATGGTTTCAAGTCTAGGCAATATCGCTCAGAAGCTATATTCGCACGTTTGCCACAATGATACACAGATGCCTCTGATTAAGTCTGACCTGATGTTTCTTGACAGCGTGGTTAGTTCTGTTTCGTTATTTAATAAAACAGATGCAGACAGTTGCTTGCAGATTGCTTATGATGTTATCAAGGACCGCAAAGGTAAGATGATTGACGGGGTGTTTGTGAAAGAGGAGGATTTGGGATGATACAGAAATTTAGAGCGTGGATTTCAGAGGCTGATACCATGGCGAACGACCTTAAAGGCATTGATTTTGAAAATGAGACTGTTGTGCTAAGAAAACTTTACTATGAAGATGGCTTTCCAGTAGAGACGGAAGTGTTTGAAGTTGAAATCGGGAATGCTATCCTCATGCAATCAACAGGATTGTTTGACAAAAATAACAAAGAGATTTTTGAGGGGGATATCGTTCAATTTTTTGATAGTCTATATACTGTTTTTTACGACATCAAGGAAGGATGCTATCGATTAAAACCACACGACGATAGATGGGTTGTAGATTATATGTGTAGTTTTTCAAGCGAAGAAAGTTTCGAAGTTGTCAGCAACATCTACGAAAACAAGGAGCATTTATGATTATTATTAACACAAATCCTAAAAATCCACTTTTACAAAAAGTGAAAGAGGAGCTGGATTTTTTAGGAGTCAAATATGAAATAAAAAAATCATGGACGGATGAACTCATCAAGCAATGTTTTGTCAATAATTTTGAATTTTGTTCAGGGCATTATATGAGCCAAATTAGAAAATTGAATTTTGAACAAGCATTAGAGATGATACATCAAAACCCTAAAATGTTAAGGAAATTTATTGTCATAAATGGGAATAAATCGATAGCAGATTTTCCTAAGGTAAGCCTTGTTAGAAAACAATTGAAAGGATTATTAAAATGAGTAAAGAAGCAAGATTGTTTTACAATCATATCAGAAAACAACTGATCTATGTTCCGAATACGTCAATTGCAGAGCGATTGAAAAAGCATATTTTAGCACATCCAAATTTTAATAGCAGCAGAAATTTCTTGGATATGGTTGTAGCGAACTACTGCACGAATAGAAAGAAAGATAAGTTACCTAGTTTGGAAGTAATTGAGTGGTTAGGTAAATTTTTAGATGTAAACTACGCAAACCCTGAGCTCTTGGAGGATGAGAAATGACAAAATTTGTTCAACTAGTTCCATTCAAATATGGTGAGATGAAAGAGCCTATTACAATTAACATTGATTGTATCAAATGTGTTTTGAAACACGATGTTTATCTTAGTAAAGTATTTGTAAGTAATGAGATGATAGAACATCTAAAAGAACAACTAACTGCCGATGAGTTCTTGTATGTAATCAATCCAACATACGAAAAGCTTGTAGCTATTTTAACTCAGGAAGAGGAAGATAAATGAAACCAGAAAAAATTGACAAAGTAAACAAACCAAGCCACTATCAAGGATCAAAAGGTCTTGAAAGTATCGAAGTGATTGATAACTTTATTGGCAATCTGCCAGGTAAGGCAGCATGGTGCTGGGGCAACGCTATCAAGTATCTATTGCGTTTCCAAAAGAAGAACGGTCTTGAAGATTTGAAAAAAGCACGCAAGAACCTTGATTGGCTGATTGAGGAGATGGAACATGGGCAGGAACAATCGAGAGTACGCTCTGTATGACGGTGAAACATTCATCGCTTGCGGGACGATTAAGCAAATCTGTCAAGAGACTGGCTTAAAGAAAGGAACCTTGTCGTTTTACAAGTCGCAAAAGTACAGAGACAGACTTAAAAATCCAAACGAAGGAATGATACTGATTGAAATCAAGGAGGATGAATGACGATAAATATCAAGCAACGATTGAAAGCATTACAGTACATTGATATCAAAGCGAAGTCAAAGCATCAGGAAATTGTCAGCTTGAAGTCAGGTATCTTGAGAGGGCAGCAGTTTGACAACATGCCAAAATCGAAGAGTAATAAAAATCAATCAGAAGAATTGAATATTTTGATTATTGATAAAACAGAACAGCTCTATCAAGAAATTCAAGGTTTATACAAAGAGCGTGATGAGTTGATTCAAGCAATCGAATCGCTAAACGATCCGGTAGAAAATATCGTGATGCGGTTGTTTTACATCGATGGGATGACGTGGAATGAAGTCGAAGCTAAGCTAAAATATAGTAGAGGAGCTATTCAAAAAATCAGAAAGTCTGCTTTTGAGAATTTATCTAAAAATTGTGAACGAAGTGAACTAAAGTGAACTTTTAAAGTGATATTATGGTATTGTCAGCAAGTACGGTAAAGCGGACTGATGACTCCTTTAATATTTTTTTTGTAACGGCACCAGGGACAAGCCAGTGATTTCCTCTTAGTCTTTCGTTTAGTCTCTGATGTCGTTATTTTAGACTTTTAGTGTAGCGGTAACACAGCAGTCTCCAAAACTGTTATCGTAGGTTCGATTCCTGCAAAGTCTGTGAGAGGTCTTAATTAAGTTACACAAGCGTGTGGCTTTTTGTTTTTTCAGAAAGGAGCGCAATGAAACCAAAAAGGCTTACTGTTCTAAATGGCAGGAGAACGACCGTGGCCTATGATAGTCGTAGTGAAGAATATACAAACTATAATCGCACTCGCTGGAAGTATGATAAGGATGTCAAAAGATTTTATAATTCATCAATCTGGAAACGAACAAGTCAGCAAGTATTGCTTGAGTCTGATTATGTTTGTGCGATGTGTGGAGGCGAAGCAACAATGACCGACCACATCATTAGCGTGAAGCAGGACTGGTCTAAGAGACTGGATAGGAACAACCTACAAGCAAGTTGTAAGAAATGCAATGATAAAAAAGCAATCAAAGAGAAGTATTCTTATTGATTGTGTAGTAAAAAGCTAGAAACGGATATCAAAAAGCGAACGAAAATAGAATACAAAAGGGCGAACCAGTCAGTAATACACCGTAAATTGTACGGAAATACCCCCTTTGTTTTTAGACGGGGGTATGTATTGTTCGGATATAAGAACGCTGCCCTCTTCTGTGCAAAAAATTCCGTTTTTGAAATCTTTAAACTCTAAAATAATGTGAAGGAGGTGATAGCATGGGGCGAAGAATGAAGGTAGTTGAAGCCACTAAAAGTCATTTGACGAAAGAAGAAAAAATAGCTAAGAAAACCATACAGGACAAGGCTTCAGATGGTTTGGATGCTTTGCAATTAACTCCACCAAAACACTTTGACCCGATTGCTAAAGCAGAATACAAACGAGTCATCAACGATCTGCGAAAGCTACCCCTAAGAAATCTAGACAGGGCAGTCTTAGAAAGCTACTGTACCTGGTATGCAGTCTATAAAGAGATATCTCGTGGACTGCAGAAAAAAGGTTATGTTTACGAGAATGAAAAAGGCTCGGTGATTCCAAACAAAATGCTGTATACATTAGAGCGTGCGACAACTAACTTGACAAAAGCTGCATCACAATTAGGTTTGACGGTGGATAGTCGCATGAAGTTATTCGTGCCACAAGTTGAAGAAAAGAAAGAGAGTATTTTTGATAAATTTGGTAGTTAGGAGGTGATTATATGGAAGATGTGGCTTATCAGTATGCTTCGAAAGTCGTAAGTGGAGAAATCAAAGCTAGTAAGAAAGTTATAAAAGCTTGCAAGCGACATTTAAGAGATTTGAAGCGTATGGATGATGAAGACTTTCCATATATTTACTTACCTGACAAGGCTAAGAATCCAATCGATTTCATCGAAATGCTACCTGATGTTAAGACGGGAAAGCCTTATCCATTGGCCGATTTTCAAAAATTCATTTTATCGAGTTTGTACGGTTGGCGAAAAAAGTCTGACACATCGATAAGGAGATTCAAAAAAGCTTTAATCAGCTTAGCCAGAAAGAATGGTAAGACAATTCTAGTCGCAGGGATTGCTCTGTACGAGTTTTTATTTGGTCGGAACCCTGCAATGAGCCGTCAGCTGTTTTGTACAGCGAATGACCGCTCTCAGGCTCGTATAGCCTATGATATGATCCGTAAGCAGTTGGATGCTTTAAGAAGTCAAAATTCAGATATCAGGAAGGCTACGAAGATAGTCCGTGATGAACTCAGGAATTTAAACGATGAAAGTTATGTGCGTGCATTGAGTCGTGAAACTGGTGCAGTCGATGGATTTGAACCATATGTTGGTATCTTAGATGAATTTGCAGCATCTAAAACTAATGAGATGATTGAACTTCTCGAATCTGGTCAAGGTCAGCTTGACAATCCATTGATTTTGATTATTTCAACAGCTGGATTGGACTTGAACGTGCCGATGCACACAATCGAGTATGCGTATATTGAAAAACTTCTTGATGAAGAAGTTGAGAATGATGAATACTTTGCTTTCATAGCTGAACAAGACAATGAAGAGGAGATTGCAGATGAAGCTAACTGGATAAAATCAAATCCAATTCTTGAAGTTAAAGCACTTCGTGACAAGATGATGGACTATCTGCGAAAACGTAGGAAGGTATCACTTGAAATTGGAACAGTGAATGAAGTCCTTGTTAAGAACTTTAATATGTGGAGACAGTCCTCTGAAGAGTCATATATGGATAAAGAAAGCTGGGCGAAAGCCAAGATAGACCAACCAAACACCAAAAAACGTAGAGTTTGGTTAGGGGTCGATGTTGGTAGGTCCAGTGACTTATTCTCTATTTCTCCGATGGTCATGATGGATGATTGCTGGTATGCAGATAGCTTTTCTTTTGTGGCTACTAAATATGGCTTGATAGCAAAAGAGAAGAGAGACGGTGTTTCTTATACGAATCTGGAAAGGATGGGCGAGTGTGAAATAACCACGCTTGAAAGTGGGGTTATTGATGATGAGCGTGTTCTTGAGAAAATTGAGGAAATGGTCTATGAGAATGATTGGGAGTTACAAGGTATTTACTTCGACCCTTATCAATTCGGTTCGCTACTGACTATGATTGAGAAACGACATCCAGAATGGCCACTTGTCCAGATACCACAAACCACCATGGTTTTGAATATGCCCACGAAGCAATTCCGTGATGATGTCCGTCAAGGTAAAATCAAGCATAGTGGCAATCAGTTGCTGACAATGGCAATTAACAATGCATATACCAGAGTTGACAACAACGGTATGAGGATTGATAAAAACAAAAACAGTAATAAAATCGACCCTCTGGATGCGTTATTAGATGCTTATGCTGCTTGTTACTTGGAACCATTTGATGGAAGCGGTTATTGGACGAACGAGAAAATTTTGGAAGGAGGTTCGCTATTTTGAGATTATTGAAACATATCCACACAATTTTACTTTTGGTAGGCCTTGGATTTTTAATCTATGGGCTTTTTTTAATTGGAAATGTAATAGGTTATATCTCAACAGGATTGATTTTTTGCTTTATTGGAGTATATATTGACAAAACTAAACAACCTTGAAAAGCCTTACATAATTTGATATAATAAACTGATTTAGGAGGTCTTAGATATGACGAAAAAACCAGTTTATAAACAACCTTTATTTTGGACGACAATCGGATTCGGATTCCTTTCGGTAGTGCTATTCGTTTTGCTTTTTAGAATTACATCGAATTTTATTGAAGTAGAAAATGCACTTGCTAAGCATAATGTATATTACGACTCAAAAGATAAGGATATATATTATAATGTTTCTGGTGACAAAAAGACGGTATCATCTTCAACGACAGCGTCATCAACATCTTCGAAAAATGAAGAAAAGTTTCAAGCCGATCTTTCGGATGAATATTCTTGGATGAAAGCTTTTGCTGCAATAAAAAAAGGCGAAACAGTATCATGGTCAGATATGATTATTGTTAAAACACAATACACATTTCAATTAGATAAAATGCTCCAATTGACCGAAAAGCCAACTGAAGAGCAAAAAAGAGCTGTTGAAAATGGGAAAGACATAATAGATCAGACAGTTAACTTTTATAAGAACGCTGAGCATTATGACAGAGAGTTATCGAAAGAGGAGAAAGATATTATCCTTTCGAATATTTCAGAAATGATGAAAGTAGTTTATTTGTTTACAAAAGAACACTAAACTACTAAAGCACCGTATGGTGCTTTTTTTATGCTCAAAATTAGAAAGGAGGTGAGAAAATAAATGACTTTTTTTCAATCTTTAGGATCGTCAAAACTATCTTATGACGATTATGTCTCTTCGGTGCTTTCTGGCAATTCAAGTCCTGAGTATACTGGTATATCTGCCTTAAAGAATAGCGATGTATTGACTGCTGTATCTATTATTGCTGGTGATGTTGCGCGTTTCCCATTATTGAAAAAGGATTTAGTGGGCAATATCGAACAAGACGAAGATTTGAACTATCTTTTGAATGTTAAATCCACAAGCAATACATCTGCTCGGCAGTGGAAGTTTGCAATGACAGTCAATACAATTTTGACTGGTAATTCATTCTCACGTATTCTACGTGATCCAATCAATGGCAAGCCATTAGAGTTTCAATTCTTTAGGCCGTCTGAAACGACTGTTGAGGAAACTGATGACCACGAATTGATTTACACGTTCAGAGACCGATTAAACGGCCGTGAAATTCGTTGTGGAGCAGACGAGGTCATCCACTGGAAGTTTTTTAGCCACGATACTATCTTGGGTAGGTCTCCGTTGCTGTCTTTAGGTGATGAAATTAGCTTACAAAACGGTGGCCTGAATACCTTGATTAAATTCTTTAGAGATGGTTTCTCAAGTGGAATTATCAAATTAAAAGGCGCTCAGTTGAATGGTGAAGCAAGGAAAAAGGCCCGTATGGACTTTGAAAAGATGCGTGAAGGCTCGACTGGTGGCAGTCCTTTGGTATTTGACGATACCCAAGAATATACACCGCTCGAAATTGATACGAATGTCTTGCAGTTGATTACATCTAACAACTTCTCTACTGCACAGATTGCCAAAGCTTTGCGAGTTCCTAGTTTCAAGCTGGGAGTGAACAGCCCTAACCAGTCTGTCGCACAGTTGACTGAAGATTATGTAACCAATGACCTTCCATTCTACTTCGATGCAATCACAAGTGAACTTGCTTTGAAAGTGTTCGATAATGAAGAGCGCAGGAAGTATCGTGTTGAATTCGATACTCGTAGCGTTACTGGTAGAAATGTAGACGAGATTGTAAAACTTGTAAATAATCAAATCTTAACACCTAACCAAGCCTTGATTGAGCTTGGCAAGGAGCGTTCTACTGATCCAAATATGGACCGTTATCAGTCAAGCTTAAACTATGTCTTCTTGGACAAGAAAGAAGAATATCAAGCAATGAAAGGAGGTGAGACAAAGGATGCCAAAGAGAATCAAGATGAAAGGTCCACTGATTCCGAATAACAGTCAAGAGGCTTATGACTATTTTGGTTTGGAATCGGTCAGCGCTAAAGCTATCACAGATGCTTTTCCAGATGACAAAAGCGACATCGTTTTAGAAGTTAATTCAAACGGTGGTCTTGTAACTGTCGGGAGTGAAATCTACACGGCTTTGAAAAGCTATCCAGGGAATGTGACCGTGGAAGTAACGGGAATGGCAGCAAGCGCTGCTAGTGTTGCAATTATGGGAGCTGACAATGTACTTATTAGTCCAACAGCGCAGATTATGATTCATAAAGCGTTGTATGGTTATGTGTCTGGCAACAGTGATGACTTGGACAAAGCTTCTAATGCACTGAAATCTAGCGACCAGGCTATCGTGAATGCCTATGTGGCAAAAACCGGATTGGAAGAATCGGTTATCATCGATATGATGAGAAACGAAACTTTTATGTCGGCCAGTGAAGCAGTTGAAAAAGGCTTTGCGGATGAAGTGATGACCTTTGATGATGTTTGTGCGGTAGCGAGTCTAGAGAACGGACTGTTGCCACAAGCAGTCATTGATGACTTTTACGCTAACCGTAGCAAGCGCAAGTCAGAAATCCAAAACATGCTACGAGAAATCGAAAAAGAAGAATTACTCAGAGGGCTCTAAGCTCTCTTTTTTATACCCAAAAGGAGAAAACAACCTATGTTTAAAGAAAAAATGAAAGAACTTAAAGCGCAGATTGCAAATATCGGTGCTGAAATTGTTAATAAGACAGATGAATTGAAATCTGTTTTGAACTCTGATGATCTTGAAAAAGCTCGTGAAGTGCGTGCTGAAATCGATGCTTTGAAATCACAAAAAGAAGAGGTGGAAAATAACTTGAAGGCTTATGAAATCGCAGAAGCAGGCACTGGATCGCATGCATCTGGCGAAAAACACGAAGTAAAAGCGGAAGGTAAATCTTACCGTGAATCTGTAAATGAATGGGTTCGCTCTAAAGGCGCGGTTTCAGATGCTAACTTGAAACTCGAAGGGAAAGACCTTCTCATTCCTATGAATGAAGCAGTAAATCCAACTCAAGACGGATTGAAGAAAACAGATACTGGAAAAGTAACTAGCAAAGAAATTGTTACTACTCCAATCCGTGAAGTTAAGACGGTTCTTGACCTTAAACAATTCGTGACAGTTCATAAAGCGTCTAAAGGTGAAGGATCATATCCAATTCTTAAACACGCAACATCTAAGATGGCAAGCGTAGAAGAACTGGAAAAGAATCCAGCTCTTGCTAAGCCTGAATTTACAGATGTTGCTTGGAAAGTAAAAACTTACCGTGGCGCAATTCCACTTTCACAAGAAGCGATTGACGATGCAGATGTTGACTTGCTTGCTATTGTTGCTGAAGCAGCTAACCAAATCAAAGTTAACACTACAAATGATGTAATCGGTACTATTTTGAAAACATTTGAAGAAAAACAAGCGGCAGACCTTGATGCAATCAAGGCTATTTTGAATGTTGATCTTGACCCTGCTTACAACGTGTCATTTGTAGTTTCTCAAAGTTTCTACCAAAAATTGGACACTTTGAAAGATAAGAACGGTCGTTACTTGCTCCAAGACTCTATTGTTTCTGCATCAGGCAAAGCATTCCTTGGACACCCAGTATTCGTAGTTGCTGATACCATGCTTGGTGTGGCTGGTGAAGCTAAAGCCTTTATCGGCGATGTACAACGTGCTGTACTCTTTGCAGACCGTCAAGAATTGGGTCTCCGCTGGACTGATAATGAAATTTACGGTCAATACTTGCAAGCAGTCGTGCGCTTTGATGTTAAGAAAGCAGATGCAAAAGCTGGTTACTTTGTAACTATGCCCTAAGGCTCCCCCAGCTAATGGGGGTGTCACACGGTCAGAAGTAGCATTAGCAGTACCAACCGCAAGTAGCACCAAACAAGAAATCATGGCTTACTTAGATAGCAAAGGAATTTCTTACAATTCGTCACAAACTAAAGAGCAACTACTAGCCTTGATTGGAGGTTAGAGCTATGGAAGATAAAAAGAATAGCTTTCTTGAAGAAGTTAAGTTGTATTGTAAAATCGACTATGACTTTGAAGATGAGTTACTACTTGAACTTATTGAGTCAGCTAGAGAGCAGATTTGTTTCGCTATCGATAGCAAACTGCAGCCTGAGGACTTAGAGTCCTATGCGAAGTTCCGTCTAGCTGTCAAAAAGCAAGTCAAGGAAGAATACGAACATCGAGGGATGTCAGCAGATACCATGCGTTATCCATTAGCAAATGGTGTCCTGAACATCATTCACCAACTTAGAACACGGAGGGAAAGTTAATGCGGACACGTAACATGAATGTCCGCATTACTTTTTTTCAAAGAGTAGGTGGACAAAATGAAGATGGAGAAGTGCTAGATTTCGAAAGAAAGGACCTGTATACTTGCTGGGCAGAAGTGTCTAAAACATCTATCAAAGATTTTCGTGAAAATGCAACGGTTACGAAAGCTAGTGGGTTGTCAGAACACAAAGACACCAAAACATTCTTAATTCGTCATCTACCAAAACTGCTTTTTGACAATTCTTGTTTCGTTGATTTTGATGGTAATGAATATCAAATCATTGCTATTGAACGTGACTACGCAAACAAGGAAATTGACTTGATAAAGGGAGTGATGGTTTCATGACGAAAGGATTAGATCTTTGTCTTGAGAACCTTACGAAATTGGAGGTAAAAGCACCTAAGGTAGCTCGCGAAGCGGTCACAATGGTTGCTGAAGAGTTTGAAAAAGAGCTTGGAATAAATACCCCAGTTTCTGACGAGCTAACACTCACTCGATTGAAAGAAGATATAAAAATCAGTAATTTCAAAGGGAGAGGTGGCGCTCCTTCAAAAGATATTGGTTTTGGTCGGTCAACTGGTTGGCGTGCTAAGTTCCCGGACAGCGGAACGATCTATCAGAAAGCTCAGGATTTCGAGGAAAAGACTATCAATGCAGTTACTCCTCGAGCCAAGGAAATATACAAACTAAAAATAAGGGAGGTGTTAAAATAAATGATTGCTGAAACTGAAGCATATAAACTTTTGGTGGCAGATGAACAGTTAAATCAACTGTTTAATGAGTTCAGGGGCAAAGATTTTCCAGGTTATAAACAAGGTATTTTCACTTATGATATTCCTGAAAAGCCTACAAACTTAAAACAAAAAGAACTTGCTCCGTTTGCAAGAATTTATTTGACTTACGAAGCACCTCACAAGTATGCAGATGACAAAATCATCTCAATGGAACAACGCATCACAATCAACTTTTGGTGTAAGAATGCTAAACAAGCGGACCAAATCGCCAAAAGAATGGATGCAACACTAGAAAGTGGCGGATTTGAACGCTACACAGCAAATGAGAAACCTCGATACATGGATGACGATATTGGATTGTTGATGAACATTCGAAAATATCGTCTTTTTGTTTGGAGTGATCTCGAAGAAACGAAAGGAAAATAAATAAATGTCAAAAGTTAAATTTGGTTTGCGTGGTTTTGAATATGGGGTTTTGGACAATAAAAACCTTGTCACAGGTGATACTAAAAAGATTCCAGGAATTAAAACAGCGAAACTGGATATCACAAATGAATTGAACACTATCACAGCAGATGATGGACCATACGTAGTATTGTCTTCTGGTATCACTGGAACAACCCTTGAAGTGTCATGGCTTGATTTGGGCAGTGATGCACGTAAGGATTTCTACGGCATCACTGTAGAAAACGGTGTTGAAAAATACAACAAGAAGATGACTCCAAACGATATCGCTTGCTTGTTCCGCACAACTGGCGACGATGGCAAAGGTATTTGGGTCGGTCTCCTTAAAGGTAAGTTCTCACTTCCAGGAATGGACCTTGAAACTAAAGACGGTTCACCAGAACCTAAGAATGATACTGTATCTGGTAGCTTCGTAGCTCGTGGAGATGACGACGAAGGTCTTGTAATTGTAGTAGGTCGTGAAGACAACCCTCAATTCCAAGAATCTGAATTCCGTAAGCTCGTCTTCCCAAAGTCGTAAGCGGTGCTAGTTCAGAGCGAACAGCAACCGCTGAATCAGGCGCAGTAGGACAAGATGCATAAGAATAGGCTTGGTTATTCCAAGCCTATATTTTTTAAGGAGTAAAGAATGTTTGAAATTAAATTTAAAAAAGCAGGGGTTTTGAAGGAGTTTTCAAAAGACTACGTAAATGTCGAAGACAACCTGCTGGCTTTGGAGCACCAAGTGCGACAAACTTCATTGTATGAAAACAAGGAAGATTTGCTAAATCCTGCTAAACATCGTGAATTGAATGAAGCATATCTTGATATGTTTGTGAAAATGTACGGTGAGCAGTTTGATGTAGACGATTTGAAGGGTGCAAGTGTCGAAACACTCGAAACTTTGAATAATCTATACCTTGCTGCACTCGGTGGAAAACAAGAAGAAAAAGAGACCGCTGAAGGAAAAAAGAAGAAAAAGGGCTAAGCCCTAAAGAAGCCCAAAATAATTTACTGGTTTGGGTTCAATCATTAATGAGTCAAGGATATACGATCCATGACATTAAGAGTATGCGTTTATCAGATTTTGATTTGATGGTGCAGGCTTTAGAAACAAAAGAAAGCCAAGAGGAAGAAGAAACGACCCTTGATAAGGCCTTCCCATTCCTTTTTGGATAGAAAGGAGAATGAATGGCAAGTAATATCGGTGAATTAGTCGCCACAGCAACCTTAGATGTCGCTCCTTTTCAGTCAAACGTCGGGAGGTTGAAAACCTATCTAAAGGGTGTCGATAATTCCCTGAAAGCGATGGAAAACAACTTTAAGGGAGCTGGCAAGAATGTCAGTAACTTAAAAGGCCTTTTATCGCAAACCGGTTCAGCTCTTAGCTCATATCAAACAGTATTGAGTTCACAGAGCGAACGATACAATCAATTAAAAGCCAGTATTGGAGATGTGTCTACTGCAACTGCTGAACAAAAGCAAAAGCTAGTTGAAGCAAGTGCTAGCATGACTGCGACTGCTGCTAAAGTAGCTGAATTGCAAAATCGCTACGAGCAATTGGCTAGTTCTATGAGAAGAGCTTATATTGACGATAGTGCCTTTACAAAATTTGGTAATAGTGCACGGGAAGTCGGTGAAAAATTCAGTAAAGTTGGTAAAGAGATTTCTGGTTTTGGATCTGCACTAACGAAAGGTGTTACTGCTCCAATTGTGGCTGGTGCGGGTCTTGCGGTGAAAGCTGCAATTGATTATGAGTCAGCGTTCGCGGGGGTTAAGAAAACAGTGGACGAAACCGCCACTGTGTCTTATCAAAAACTATCGGATGGCATTCGTCAAATGGCTAAAGAATTGCCAGCTAGCGCAGTTGAGATTGCAAATGTAGCAGAAGTTGCTGGTCAGTTAGGTATCAAAGCAGAGGATATCCTTACATTCTCACGAACCATGATTGACATGGGAGAATCTACAAACTTGAGCGCAGAAGAAGCTGCGACAGCTATTGCCAAGATTGCAAATATTCTCGGTCTAACATCGGACGAATATGGCCGATTTGGTGCGTCAGTGGTCGATTTAGGTAATAACTTTGCGACAACTGAAAAAGACATCGTCGAGATGACCAATCGTTTAGCGGCAGGTGGTAAACTTGCTGGTCTAACTGCTCCTGAAATCTTAGGTCTTGCTACTGCTATGAGTAGTGTAGGGATTG